GCTGGTCCGTTTGATTTTACAACTGCTCCATCAAAGAACCCATTTCGAGTGTAATCAATACCTAAAGTCTTAGCTCTATCTTTGCCTATCTTTGTTGTTACATTCCATATAGCATAAGCAAATCGAACCCCATCGACCAAAGCAGATGTACCCCGAATAAGATTACGAGCCTCTTCTGGTGTTTTTGGTGGATCGTTGTCTTTGACCTTCGCCATATGATGACATAGAAGCACTGTGGCTCCTGTTTCTGTAGCTATCTTAGCCATAAGACCCATCAAAGCAGCGCCAGCAGCAGGATCAGCGTTAACATCAGCATGAACAAAAGATGCCAATGGGTCAAACACAATAAGCTTTAGGTTTTTAATCTGAAGTATTTGATCGTAATACTTTTCAAACTCCTCACCTGAGTGATAGCTTTTATCCATACCTTGTTGCATTATGGGAAACACACCACCATAGTTGGGTAATGGTATAATTCTCATCTGGTGTTCGTAATCAAATCTTTCCCCATGTGGATCAAGTCTAGCAATGCGTCTATGCACTTCAGCTTCGTCATCTTCAGCAGTAAAGATAATTGTATTGCCAAACTCACCCACCTGACCACCAAATGATGATTGAAAAGCTTTGCCAGAAGATATTTTCATAGCCAAATCCATTGTCATCATACCTTTACCACTGTCACCTGCAGCAGAGAACAAAGCAGGAATACCAAGAGGCATGATGTTGTTGATTAAAAATTTCTGTTCTGGTGCCTGTTCGCTAAATCTTGAAACAAGTAAACTGTCATCAAGTAAGTTAATTGATCGTTGCGATTTATGTCGGGCATCGTTTAAAAAACTTCTGACGTTAAAGCTTTCTGCAATAGCATCAGCAGCATCCCACTTTTCAGGCTTACCTTGCGGTGGTGTAAGCGTTGTTACTGACTTAGCTCCAGCTTGTAAAGCCAACTGTTGCACTAACTCTGCAACTTTTCGTCCTGCCTTATCGTTATCGGGCCAAAGAATAACTTCTTTGCCATGCAAAGGAGAAAAATCATAACTTGGTGCAGAGTTTCTTGAGAGCATACCAGCACCTCCCATATGACACGTTGCTGTAAATCCCAACTGATTAAGAGCATCAGCGCACTTTTCGCCTTCGACCCAGATAACCCTGTCTGAAGAAGATATGTTCGGGATATTATACAATGGGCGTGTTTCAGGCATCTTTGGATAAGGTGTTCCAGTGACAAACTGCCTAAATTCTTTCTTAGCCTTACCACTGGCATCAATGATAACATTACCATTCTCATCACGAACATTGTAACGTCTGACCATTGCAATGATTTCACCTTCAGCAGAGACATATTCATGCTCCCCATCGTGAGGAGTATTAATATCGTACTTCTGTTTTGCTGGTTGCGATGTGTTAAATGGATTCGTTGGCGTATACTGGTGATCCATATCTCGAACATTTCTTCGACTTTCATCTAGGTATCCAGCAAAATGTTCTTTAATTTCAGGTAAAGTCATCCCTTTACCCTCCATCATTATCTTGACAATACCCCCGACACCTTCTCCACCGTTAAAATCTGTACCTTTCAGAAAGAATGGCCCCGGAGTAATATCAATTTTTAATGAGTTTCCCTCTTCTCCAGCCAGTGACCCAAGAACAAACTGATTCCCTCTTACCTTACCGTTTGGATAAGTTTCTTTGAGTATGTCAATTTGTACGGAAGATGGAACTTTTCTGCTGATTTCTTCTACTAAATCTATTGCAGAAATACTAGATTTAGCCTTGTCAAACGATAGTACACGCATTATATTGATCCTCGTAACCTTTTTTACTTCGGGAGAAAGTTAGCGCTTTCTCCCTTTTTTATTGCTCCCAACAAGTATTGTTAAACTCACAAAACTTGCAACTAAAATAATCCCTGTTATGGGCTATTCTTGGTAGCATCTCAGAAGCTTTCGTTGCCGTCAAGATTTGAACCCCTTTATCACTAATTTTTTGTGCCAGCGCTTTATCAAATGGTACCAACTCATAATATATTTCACAGGTATTTTTATTTAAAACTGTAAACAACGCTGGGTTTTCGTGCAAATCCATATAGGCTTGATACACAGCTATTTGTGCTGCATATGTTGGATTAGCTTTAGTAACGCCAACCCGAACAAATTCTTTAAACTTCTTGTCGTTTGCTGACTTGCATTCCCAAAGCATAGGATATTGTAGCTCCACAGGACCACCGCATATCACTCCATCGATATGTCCTTTTATCTGGTCATCAGCTATAGAGAACCCAAATTGTTCGCCTTGTTTATCTACTGTTCTCAAATCAAACCCTGATTGCTTTATCCATTCAGCTTTCATTTCCTCAATGTCATGTCCGAACTGAAAGATACGCAACGTCTTAGCATTAAACTCCTTTTCCCGATCTGGCTCTGTACCCATGTATCTATATTGTATTTTGCGTGAGCATTCTTCACCCAAAGAAGAACCACCAAGATATTCTCTTTGTTCTCTTTTTTTATTGTTATCGACAATCGACTTATCAATAACATCAGAGATTTCTTTGATTTTATCAGAAAGGAACACCTGAGGACGGTGGGAACTGACCGCCTGACCACTTAATGTAAGCTGATTCCAATCTACCAAGGTTTCCTTCATTTTTTATATCCTTTGCCTCTTGTATAATAAATAACAATCCCTCGACCTGCTCTGTTGTTAAATCTTTTAACTGTGTTTCCCAACCAATGTTTTTACACGCATTCGCAAACGCCATGATCGGTTCTGCCTGTTCAATTTTTATTTCTTCATCCATAATAGTATCTCCCACTCTGATTATTTTTGACTTCTTAAAAACTTTGAATACTTCATTAACAACATTATTCTCAATGATAGGTTTCATCTATACCTTCTTGAAACTCATCATTAATGATAGCCAACTTTAAATACGGTTCACTATTTACTCGTACATAAACTTTTGAACACAAATAAAGACCTCCAACTTCTTCCATTTCTTGGTCTAAAATTTTAGAAACAATTTTTTTAATGATCTCATCCGTAACTTCTTTTAATTTCATTACAGACTTATATTCATGCTCTTCGATACGAATGCCATGTGCTATGGTCATTTTCATCTTAATCTCTACGGTCTTCATTTTCGCCTCCAAGGCTTGCGTATCCACATATATCTATCCAATTATCTGGATGATTTGCATGAATTAGACGAGATAACTTTAAAGCTATCATACATTGATATACTTGCGATACACTAATTTCTTTTTCTAAAATTACAGACCATAGATCAGCTATGCGTTTGTGGTTAAGATAAGCATCACCATAATCTTTGGCACGATCACCATTTACTAATTCTTTTGCTTTATCTAAAATCTCATCACGCTGCATACTTATATCCGTTCGTTGTTACCACGTTATCAATAACACTTTTATTCCACAGATAATTTAACCAGCAAGCACCTTTGTATCTGTTAAAACTAAAATCAAACTGACTAACTCTCATTCCTTGTCTTTCAAGGTGATCCCTCTGCTTTTCAGACAACGGCTCATTTAACCACCGCTTAGTTTTATTGGCAGCATCTGTGCTTTCAATCTCTCTTAGAAAATCATCAGATGCAGCAATAGCCTGTTCTTTTGTTCCAATTGCAACAGTTCTGACCTGACCGTTCTTTTTTTTCACAATTCCAATTGAGTTTTCACCAACAGTCGCTATAATGCCAAATCCATTAAATCCAGATGCCATCATCATTTTACCGTTGCCTGTCATGTCAATCCACCGAAACGGTGAGTGTTCAAGCAATTCTACTTCCGTCATAATAAAGTTACTGATTTCTGTTACTTCTTGGTTAGAACCAAATACAAATCCACAAAAAGGACATTCTCTGGAACCAAGTGGCACAGTAGCGTGACACTCTGGACATGACTTCTCTGGTCCTTGACCTTCTTTTAACTTCTCTGATCCATCTAAATCGACACGATCATCGATAGAACCGTGCGTGAGAATGGACGATCCAAAATCAAGTACGATACAATCTTTTTTAATCATGTTTGGATAAATCTCTGGATCAATCGTGCGTAGACCTCTTCCAATCATTTGAACCATTGTAGACTTGTAGCTACATGGTCTTGTAAGGACGATACAGGACACAGGAGGAGCATCAAAGCCCTCTGTTAATACGGCTACATTCACAACAACTTGAACATCTCCATACTCTAAATCCTCTAAGATTTGCTTACGCTCTTCCTTTGGTGTTTCGCCTGTTACAATTTCTGCAATAACATCAGAGTTTTTAAACTCTTCGACCAAATCCTGTGCGTGTCGAACCGTTGAGCAAAACACGATTGTTTTACGATCACTTGCCTTTTGTTTCCATTCATGCACAACACGCTCGTTAATAACTGTCGTGTTCATAATGCCCTCAACTTCGGACATATCAAAATCATCTACAGTTTTTCTGACATTACGCAATTCTTCCTGAACACCAACATCAATAACAAATGCTTTTGGTGGTACAAGAAAACCTTCACGAATAAGTGTCGCTACTTCAATTTGGTGAGAGCAATTATCAAATACATCTCTCAAACCTTTTTTATCGCCTCTATTTGGAGTCGCTGTAAATCCCACAATTTCTGATTGTGGGTTATCATTACGAACTTTATGAATAACTTTTTTGTAACTTTCTGCTGCAGCATGATGGCTTTCATCAATGACAAGCATATCAATTGGACGCATTAGTG